GCGAAATATTTCATTTTTTTCTTTGGGTTTTGGCGCTACCTTTGAGCATGGACGTACTGACAAAGACGCAAAAGCTTGAATACAAGCGCATAAAAAACGCACTGCGCAGCGCTCGACACATTGGCGAATTAGATGAAGACCTTTTAACAATGGCGGCCTGCCTAGCGGTTGAGGTTCGAGAACTGCAAAGCCTGATTGACGAAAAAGGTTACACCTACGAATTCAAAAACCGTGACGGCGGCACGATGACGAAGCACCGGCCTGAGCATCAAATGTTAGTTGAGTCACGATCCAAATATTTGGTAGTGCTGAAGGAGTTAGGTATGACACCAGCGGCAAGGAAGCGCATCGAAGTCGAGGTTGAAATGGACGACGAACTTGAGCAGCTCCTAACTTTTAAAGATGCTTGACAGCGTTGGGCACACGTATGCACTCGACGTTATAACGGGCAAGATACCAGCGGCCAAGTATGTGGCCAAGGCGTGCCAGCGATACCTTACCGATCTTGACACAGCCGAGGAGCGCGGCCTTGAGTTTAAACCAAAGACTGCACAGGCTTACATTACATTTTTTCAGAGGGCGATCCGGCACACGGTAGGTGAATGGGATGGTCAACCGTTCGATCCACTTCCATGGCAACAGTTTATATTGTGGAATCTTTACGGGTGGTTTCGTGAAGACGGTACAAGACGCTTCAATTATGCATATATTACTGTGGCTCGCAAGAATGGCAAGACGACACTTATGGCGGGTTGTGCGCTCGCTGCTCTTTTCTTTGATCAGGAAAAAGCTGCCGAGGTTTATTTTGCAGCAACGAAAAAGGATCAGGCTAAAATCGGATTCGACGAAGCGCAAAGGATGGTTTCGATCTCGCCGCAACTCAGGCGACACTTAAGAGCGGGAAAGCACGACATTAAAGCGCCAACGCTCTCAGCGCGATGCACGTACCTAAGCAGCGAGCGCGATACACTTGACGGCCTGAACATACACTTCGCAGGAATTGATGAATACCACGCGCACCCAACCGATGGTGTGGCGAACGTCCTGCGATCAGGTATGCAGGCGCGGCGTAACCCGTTACACCTTACCATTACCACGGCAGGCTTTAACCGTGAATCTCCATGCTACGAAATGCAAAAGACGTGCAAGGAAATACTCGACGGAGTGAAGCACGACGATGCACAATTTGCGTTGATCTATGAGCTGGACGAAGATGACGATTGGACGGACTCCAGCACATGGATAAAGGCTAACCCATCGTTGGGCGTGGCGCTACGCCCGCAGCTATTGGAGTCACAGTTACAGCAAGCCATTAACCTAGGCGGATCGCGCGAGGTAGAATTTAAAACCAAGCACCTAAATAAATGGGTGACCGCTTCAAAGACTTGGATACAGGACGAGATATGGAGCGCAAACGAACGGCAGGAGGATTTGACGGGGCGGATCTGTTGGGGTGGGTTGGACCTTGCAAGCGTTTCCGATATGACGGCGCTGGTAATGGTGTACCCTGACGGCGACGGCTACCATGTGCGCGGGCATTACTTCATGCCCAGCGATACCATTGACAACATACTGGACCGCGACCCGTCGCATATTTATCGCACTTTTTTAGATCTTCCAAACTTCCACATAACAGATGGAAACGTAACGGACTACGCGGCAATCCGCCGGCTGGTCAGTGGGGTGATGAACCGCCCCGACGGTCAGGAGGTAGACGCCACTAGTTTGATGCATAACTACCAAATAGAAAAGATTGCATTCGACAGATACAACAGCACGCAGATTGCAATCGACCTAGTGGACGACGGCGTGCCGCTGACTCCATTCGGTCAGGGCTTTGTGTCTATGTCGTCACCCACCAAACAACTGGAGGTGCTAGTAAGGACGGGCAAGGTTTGGCACGATGGCGATCCGGTCCTGCGTTGGGCGCTTGGAAACGTCGAGTTAAAAATGGATCCGGCGGGCAACATAAAAGCCGACAAACAAAAGAGCGGCGGCAAGATTGATCCAATTGTTGCCATGGTCATGGGCATAGGCGAACACATGAAGACGCCACAGGAGACAGAGCAGAATTTCGATATAATATCATTGTAGTAAATTGCAAGCCATATGGCAACACTTCGCGACAGATTAAATGCGCTTTTGAGGTATCGCGTAGGTAAGTACGATTCTCAGACCTTGGCGAATGACCTAGGCATTTACGGCACTACGGTCAGCGGTGCGAACATAAACGAGAATACAGCGCTAACCATTTCCACGGTTTATGCTTGCGTGTACAAGATTGCCAGCACGTTGGCCAGTTTAGATCTTGAGGTATACGAGCGCACAGGCCGCGAGATAGAACCCGCGAATGTGCATCCAGCTTATGACGTTATCAAATACAAGCCCAACGAATACCAAACGGCTTTCGACTTTTGGGAAACCATTATAAGCAATGCAGTAATTAACGGCGTAGGCTATGCACTGATTGAGCGCGATGGCCGTGGGTACGTTACAAGTTTGGTGTGCTTAGATATTTACGACGTAGACCGCAAGACCGTGAATGGCCAAATGGTTTACAGCGTTCGAAACGTGGGTATCGTGCAGGCGGAGAATATGCTGGAGATTTGCAACCTTCAAAGGAAGTCGCCGATCCGTTTGCACCGTGAGAATTTAGGACTAGCGAAAGCAGCCGAGGACTTTGGCGCGGAATACTTTGGAAGCGGTGGGCAAATGACGGGGATATTATCCAGCGACCAGCCTTTGAAAAAGGAGCAGATGGATATAATTCAAGGCAGTTGGAACAAGGCCGCACAACAGGCCGGCACGAAACTGCTGCCGTTTGGATTTAAGTATTCACGAATAAGCATTAGCCCGGACGAGGCGCAATTTATCGAAACGCGTAAATTTCAAGCGGAGGAGATATGCCGCATTTTTAGCGTGCCTCCTACATTGGTACAGCTCGAAAGCCAAACAACATACAACAACGTCGAACAGCAGAACTTGCAATTTGCACGGCACACCATTGCACCATGGGCCAAGCGCATCGAGCAGGAAATTGATCGCAAGCTAATCCAGTCACGCGAGCGCCCACAGATATACAGCAAGTTTAATTTGAACGATTTATACCGTGGCGATATGCAGAGCCGTGCAGACTTCTACACGAAGATGCTCAACAACGGCGTGCTGAGTATTAACGAAGTACGGGGCAAGGAAGAGCTAAACCCAACGGCCGGAGGCGATACGCATACCGTTGCAGTTAATCAAATTGCACTGGATAGGCTAGGCGCTTATTCGGATAAAGTTTCAGAAACACAGAACAATGGAGAATAAAGATGACAAGCGCACCGATGAGCTGCGCAGCCAGTACGGTGAGAACGTAGAACTGCGAACGGCAGAAGTGCGGGCCGCTGGCGATGATGCTTTGGTAGTCGAAGGCTATGCAAGTAATTTTGAAGTAGAGTATGATCTTGGTTACTTCAAAGAAACCGTAGCACGTGGCGCATTCGATGGCGTCATGGAAGACGACGTTAGATTTTTGCTTAACCATACCGGCGCACCGTTGGCACGAACTACGAACGGCACGCTGGAACTGAGCGTAGACGATCAAGGTTTGAAGTATCGCGCGGCACTTGCCGACACGCAGGACGGGCGCGATCTTTACAAGCTGATTAAGCGCGGCGATATATCACAAAGTTCTTTTGCCTTTACAATCGAGGCGGACGAATGGAGCGAAGACCGCAGCACGCGAACCATTACCAAGGTGGGCAGGTTATTAGATACCTCGGCAGTAACATACCCAGCCAGCCCGACGGCTTCAGTATACGCGCGTAACATGGCAGCGGCGGCGCAGGAAGTGGAGGAATTAAAGGAAGAACAGGTAGCAGCAGAACCGGAAACGGAAGAACGCGCAGAACCTGCAACGATAAAAACAGAACCGCGTAACTTTACGCAAAACATTACTAAGATGACTTTAAACGATTTGAAAGGCCAGCGCAATGCGAACTACGAAGAATTCGTAGCCATTGGCCAAAAGGCGGACAGCGAAGGCCGCGTTATGACAGAAGCAGAACAAGAACGATGCGACAAGCTTGACGGCATGATGCAGGACTTGGACGTTAAGATTAAGCACAAAACACGTGAGCAGGATATGGTTGCACGAATGGCGCAGAGCGGTACAGCTGGCGCATCCGAGCAGCGCGAAGTTGAGCGCGTGAACGGTTCTTTTTCCCTAAGCCGTGCAGTCGCTGCCGTTGCAAACGGTCGCAACTTGGAAGGTGCAGAAGCAGAGTGGGCAAGTGAGGCAAGCAAGGAAGCACGAAGCCAAGGACTTCAGATGGCTGGACAGATTGCAATTCCTTCAATTGCTTTGCGTGCTGGAGGTCCTGACGACTTCCAAGCAGGAAGCGGCGACGGTTCAGGATTTGTTCCAACTGTTGTACCTGCTGCGATTGAAGCACTGCGAGCGCCAACCGTATTGGAAGGACTCGGAACAACAGTAATTCGAAATGCCACAGGTAACTTGCAGTTTCCACGTGTAAGCGCGAAGGCCGCAGGTACAGGAGCGACAGAAGTAGAGGGAGATTCAGCTTCAGGCATGGAAATGGATAGCCTGACTTTGTCGCCGCAGCGTGTTGCAGCTAACACTAAGTACAGCAAGCAACTTGTATTGCAGGGCGGTGCAGAGGTAGATGCTTTGATTGCTAACGAGTTGGCCGCGGCTATGAACGCTTACGTAGATACAACAGCCTTTGCCGCTATCATGGCATCGACTGCTGTGAATCAGGTTATAACAGCTGACGCCGCTTTAGATGCTGCAATTGTTAACGACATGGAAACCGCTGTGCTTGAAGACGGTGGAAATCTTGCAGGCGCTGCATACGTTATGAGTCCGAAAGCGTACGCGCTTTCCAAGGCTTTGGCACAGGTTGCAAGCGTCAACGCACTATGGGAAAACGGCCAGTTCAATATGTACCGTGGGGTAGCTACTCCATACTTGGTGAACTCTGTACTAGATGCAGCCGTAGGCGGTTCAACAGTTGGCGGAAATATGATTTTCGGAAACTTCGCACAGGGCGGAATCTTGGCTTACTTCGGTGGCATTGATTTGCTAGTTGACCCTTACAGCGATGCAGGTACTGCACAGATTGCTTTGCACGTGAACCGATTCTTCGATTTCGATTTGCGACAGCCGCAAGCGTTGGCAACAGCTACGAAGTTGAGCGCCTAATTTGGTTGGGTTATTTGTTTGGAAAGGAGGGGCTTCGGCCCCTCTTTTTTTTGTCCGTATTTTAGCGACATGATGACCGTAGAAATAACAGGCACGCCCGACCTCGACAGCATTATAACCGTGGCACAGCTTAAAGAACATTTGAGAGTGGATCACACAGACGAGGATACACTTATAGAAGCTTACCGAGATGCAGCCATTGCGTGGGTTGAGGATTATTGCAATACGCGGCTCGGTGACGTGACCGCCGTGGGATACATTGATTTTTTTTACAACGTCCGCCTGCCTATCGGTCCGGTCAACTCCATTGCTTCAGTGCAGTACAAGGACACGGCGAACGCCACGCAGACGCTGGCGACAGCTAAGTGGTGGGCCGATATAAAGACTAAAGCCGCGCGGATCACATTCGACAGCGTGCCGGATCTTTATGACGACACATTTAACGCGGTGCAGGTAAACATGAATGTAGGATACGCAGAGGCCGATATACCAAAGCCTTTCATTACCGCGATCCGTTGGATGGTGGCGCACCTGTACGAGCAGCGGCAGCCAGTTGTAGCCGGTACAATTGCCACTACCTTACCGCTTGGCCTTTACGCTATCTTAAACCCTTACCGCGTTATTACTTCAGTATGAGGATAGGACAGAGCGACAGACGAATCGAGGTGCAGAACTACACTACCAGCACCAACGCCTACGGTGAGCGCGTGCCGTCATGGTCTACGTTGGTAACCGTATGGGCTGAACTGATGAAGGCCGGCGAAGGTATGGCCGAAAAGCTTACCGGCGATCAGGATATGCCGGTGCAGCGGCTACGGTTTAAGATCCGCAGCAGCACGGACACGCGGGCAATAAATCCAGCGGACCGCGTTATCTACAACAGCAACACGTACACCATACAAGGCATTGAGGAAGTTGGGCGCAATGACCAGCTTATTCTACTTTGCGAAATAACGGGAACACATGGCACAGGGAGCACTTGAGCAGAAAGGAGGTAAGGTTGGCTTTGAAGGAATCGGCGCAGACATTAAGCCGCTGATGAAACAATTTGAGCAACTACGTAAACAGGTCAGCGATCAGAATGTGCAGAAACGTATCCATCGCGCAGTCGGCAAGATTTACAAAGATGAGATGCTGAACAACATTGTCGACGCGCGTGAAACTATTCGAATCCGTCGAGGTGGTAAAGGTGGCTTTGATATTAAGGCGGGTACGCTGCGCCGATCCATTAAGGTTTGGCAAATTGACAAACAGCACAGTACCTTTTGGGTGGGGCCGCGCGTAGGAAGGAAAGCACCGAAAGACGCTGATGCATGGTTTGCTAACATCGTCGAAGGTGATGACCAGTTCATAAAAGGCAACAACAGAAACAAAGGCGTATTTGCTCGATCGATTGCAAACAAGCGGGGCGAGGCATTGACGAAGATGCGTAAGAAATACGAGTTTCAAATTCGCAAAGCAGCGAAAGCAAAAGGAAAAAAGAAATGAATGCAGGAATAGCCGCGTACGTAATACTGACGCAAAACACAGACGTCACCGACATTGTTGGCGTCAAGGTATTTCCAGAGGTAGCCGAGCAGGAAACCGCCACGCCGTTTATTGTTTACCAGTTGCAGAGCGTTGCACCTGAGGACACGCACGACGGGCCGAGTAAGCTGGACGAAGTACGGTTCGAATTCCTTTGCTATGCCGATACGTATGCACTGGCTGCTGATCTCGGCGACAAAGTGCGCGGTGCATTGGATCGTGTAAGCGGTACCTACAACGGCGTGAACGTGGAGAGCGTACAATTCAATGACGTGGACATAGACACCATTGACGCGCCGCGCCGCTTTGCTCAAGTGCTAACGTTTACCTTTCGGATCAAGCGCGACGATTTTGAGATAGCGCAGGGCACACCGGTAACGGGTGCAAAGATTGGCGATTTGTATGACGTAGATGTAACCGGCGTAACGGACGGGCAGGTATTAGCTTATGATGCAGCTGTACAGGAATGGCAACCGGCAGACGACGCGGGCGGCGTGACTCAGTTGGGGCAATTGACCGACGTGCAATTTGGACAGGGCGGGCCGGAAACGGGCGAGCTTCTAAAGTACGACGGCAGCGAATGGACGAATGACAGCCTAGTAAAAAGCGAAGTGGGGTTGGGCAATGTGGACAACACCAGTGACGCGGACAAACCTGTAAGCACGGCCACGCAAACGGCACTAAGCGCCAAGGCAAACAGCGCAGACTTTAGCAACGTCGACAATACCAGCGACGCGGATAAGCCAGTAAGTACAGCCACGCAGACAGCGCTTAATGCGAAGGCAGATACAAGCGCCGTACCTACGGATTTAAACGACCTGAGCGACGTTACAATAGTCGGCACGCCGTCAGCAAATCAGGCGCTTATATACGACGCCACAGCGAACGCATTCAAATCGCAGGTGAGTTATACCAACCGTTTTGAAGATGAGGTTGAAACGGGAAAAGATATGCCTACGATATTTGCCGAACGTGCTTACTCGGTAAAGTCGGAGGGCGACGGCATTTTCATCGACGCCGAAAGCGACACGCCAGCGGCGGGCAAAGTAATCGTGCGGAAGATTTACCACAAGACGGGATTCATTACAGACGCGGACGTTATTGGTGACTATACTTTGATCCACACCTTTGCGGACAATACAGCGTACGCGGATACGGTTGCCACGTTTGACGGCTTCGAAGATGGCGCAACGTATGGCGTGCCGCCGTTTACGTTACTCCAAACGTGGGAGGAGGTAACAGCCGCACCCGCGTTCACGGGCTTGCTAAACGAGACGTATGGCAGCGGAGCGGAGGCAGCATATTCAACGCGAAGGCTCAACGGCAACGTAACGGACTGCATGGTGATTCGCAGGGCATCGGATAGCACGACCACAACAATCGGCTTTGACGGTTCAGGCAACATCGACGAGAGCGCTATAAATACCTTCTGCACGGGTACGACCTGCACGGTCTATCAATGGCTTGACCAATCAGGAAACGGGAACACAGCGACAGCACCGAGCACGGGAGCAGAGCCGACGATTTACACGGGGGGCGCGTTGGTGAAGGAGAATGGGAAGTTGGCGTTGGAGTTTTTTAATGACCGTTTAGACGCTTTATTTAGCTCAAAAACCCTAACCACCCAAAGTAGCTTTTCCGTTGCGAGCATAGTTATAGGTTCGCGTTATGACAGATTATTCACGCAAATGTTAGGGGCAAATACGGACGTACCTTCTTATATTCCGATGGTAAGAGATAATTTAAATAATGTAATTTCTAGCTATGTGGGAAGCTTTGTAAGCCCGCTCACTTTTACTTATGGGACTCCATTTTTATTCAATTCCATACACAGCGGCTCAACTTTAACCAATTACCTAAACGGTAGTTCGGGCGCGTCTGTTAACAATACATTGTCCGAAACGATTGATAGATACGTTATTGGCGCAAGACCTGACGCGATAGACAACGAGTTGAATGGTACTGTGCAAGAGTTAATTATTTACGACTCCGACAAATCAGGCACAGACCAAACATCCATTGAAGAAAACATCGGCGACTACTTCACCCAAAACACGCCACTGCTCGACACGTACACGGGAGCAGCTGCTTGCTATTCTTTGCGACTGATGCGCACGGCTTACACAGGTGACGCGGTAGAGGTTTACAACGGGAGCAGCTACGCGGATATCGGCTTCAATGTATTCGGTGAGTTGGATACGGTTGCACTGGCTGCGCACTGCGGAAGCAATGACGGGTTTGTATCGAAGTGGTACGACCAAGCAGGCTCGAATGACGCGGCGCAAACGACTACCGCGAATATGCCTAAGATTTACGACGGCACTACGGGCGTGGTGACGGACACTCAAAATAAACCAGTTCTGAGTTTTTCAGGTGGTCAGCAATTATTAACGGGAACAATGACTGCAGCCAGCCAGCCAGTAACGGCAATAAGTTTTGTGGATACAACAAATTCCCCTGCTCAAGCGGGATGGTTTTACAGCCTTGGGCAGTCACAATATGCAGCCATACAAGATAATGGGTCACAAACAAGAATGTACGCTGGCTCATCTTTTGTGTCAGGTGGTGGGGGAGCAAATACAAGAAGATTAGATTTTTCACTTTTCGATGGTGCAAACTCAGAAATATACCTGAATAGCGTTTCCCGTTTGACGGGAAATCCAGGAACTAATGGAATAACCTCGTTTCGTATTGGCGGCTTGAATAACTCTAACTTTAACGGCTTTTTTGGAGAGCTGATAGCGTATCCCTCCGACCAATCTAGCAACCGAACAAACATCGAAGACAACATTAACACCTTCTATTCAATCTACTGATGAACGGATATATCATAGTACTACCAACGGACACGCAGACAAGCGAAGCACGGGCAAAGCAAATAACCCGCGAGCTGTACAACATCAGCCGCCCCGTTCTCATACAAGCAGAGTGGGAAGTAGATTCTGCCGTGTTTGGTATCGTGGTACACCCTGACGGAGTACAGAACGCTTTGCAAGTGGACACCGAGTATCTTATAAACGTACACCCAGCGGCAACGCTAGAACGCCTTGTTGCGTGCTTCCCTGAGCTTTCGAATGATGAGCGTTATTCCCTCAGCAGTTACGTTCAAGTGAATCAAAAGTTCCCGTTTGGGCATATCGTACCGAGCGATACAACGATCCGAACACAGGAATACATGGATGAAAACGGATGGTTTCCAGATCAACCTGAAATTGATTAACTTGCACCCATGAAGGTCACAATTCAAAAGGCGTGCAAGCTACGCGGTAACAACTGGAAGAAAGGCGCAACGCCGTCAGTCACTTCTGACTTTGCCGCAGAACTTAAAGCAAAGGGATACCTCGACGCCCCAAAGAAAAAAACGGACTCAGATAATAACGAATTAACAGAAGAATAAAATGGCCATTTTTAACGGTACAGAACTAGGAGTTTACATTGATAGCACGCTGATCGCAGCGGCCACAGATTGCTCGATTTCCTTAAACATGGAAACGATTGACATCACTACAAAGGACAGCGCGGGATTCCGTGAGCTGCTCGGTGGTGTAAAGTCTGGATCAATCAGCGTCAGCGGTTTGATTGATTACAACGACAGTGCAAACAAAGACGTTTCCGATCTGTTTACAGCCTTGAACAATCGCACGGCTTTGGCTTTAAAGTTTGCAAAAGCTACTCCAGTCGTTGGAGAAGATTTCAATTATAGCGCCAACGGTTTTATCACTAGCCTTGAGCAGTCAGGTGGCACAGAAGATACAGCAACCTATTCAGCTACTTTCGAATTGACTGGCGCAATTACACAGACAGCTGAATGATTGAAGTAAACGGCACGGAGTACCCAGTGCGGTACAGCATGAAGGCGCTGAAGAAGTTTGAGCGTAAAACAAAAGTGAATGTGTTCAGCCTATCCGATCCGTCAAAGCTGAGCGCAGACGCTTGCGCCTTTCTTTGCTTCGTCGGCGTTGAATGTGGATGCAGCTTTGAAGGTCAGGAATTCGATATGGATTTGATGACGTTCGAAGATCACATCACGCTGGAACACGTCACCCAATGCTTTGACGCACTCGGCGAATATAGCAGCGAAAAAAAAGCATAGACGGCACAGACAAGCCGATAGGCTGGCCGGATATAATACGGATGGGGATGGGCATATTGCGCCTATCCCCTTCTGCGTTTTGGTCAATGACATTCGGCGAGGTCAGCCTAGCACTTGACGCCAACCGTGAGAGCGAAGAGATACGTGAGCGGATGGAGTGGGAGCGCACGCGGTGGCTCGGTTCTATGATCATGCAGCCTCACCTAAAAAAAGGGCGTAAATTGCAGCCAAAGGACCTAATGCAATTTCCATGGGAGAAACCAAAGGCCAAGGCCGGTAAGCTTAACAAGGAAGAACTTAGGCAGCGAATACTAGAAAGAGACCAATGGCAAAGCTGAACGATTTAATCGTAACGATAGGAGCGCAAACAAAGCAATTTGATAAGGCGCTTGGCTCATCTATGAAAAAGATGCAGCGCTTTGGTATGAACACCAAGAAGCTCGGCAAGTCTATGACCATGGGGCTGACCGCACCGATTGCGGCGCTTGGCTTTACAGCGGTGAAAGCATTCGACCAGCAAGCCAAAGCTATTGCACAGGTCGAGGCGGGTTTGAAGTCCACCGGTTCAACCGTTGGATATACTTCTAAGCAGTTGCAGCAGATGGCCAGCGACCTGCAAACGAAAACGATATTCGGGGATGAAGAAATACTAAAGGATGCAACCTCGCAGCTGCTGACGTTTACCAACATTGCCGGCGATCAGTTTGCCCGCACGCAGTCCGTTGCTTTGGATCTTGCCACGCGTTTAGATGGCGATCTAAAAAGCGCATCCATTCAATTGGGTAAAGCGTTGAATGATCCAATCGCAAACCTGAGCGCGTTGAGCCGGTCGGGTATTCAGTTCAGCGAAGACCAAAAGCAAGTAATTAAAAGCTTGACCGAATCCGGTAGGCTTGCCGAGGCTCAAACCGTTATACTTGACGAGCTAGAAAAGCAATACGGAGGATCCGCAGAGGCAGCAGCGAAGGCGGGCACGGGTGGACTAAAGCAACTGGCAAATTCATTTGGTGATTTGCAAGAGGAATTTGGTAAGATTATAATGGAGTTTCTGCCGCCGGTCATTGACGGCCTTAAGAATATGCTGGCGACATTCCAAAACCTCAGCCCAGAGGTTAAGAGATTCATGGTAATCGGTGCAGGTATTGCGGCCGCACTTGGCCCGTTGCTTATCATACTGCCGTCACTAATACAGGGCTTTATGGCATTGCTTTCGCCTATTGGTTTGGTCATTGCTGCCGTCGTCGGTTTGGGTATTGCGATCGTAACCTTTGCCGATGAGATAGCGCCATACATTACCGACGTCATTAACTACTTTATAACGCTTTACAATGAGTCCAGCCTTTTGCGTGGCATCATTGGCGGGATCAAGGGCACGGTGCAAGTGGTGTTTGATTTCTTCCTGTTCGCTGTGGATGCGGTCATTGGCGCATTTCAAGACCTTGGCGCAATCATTAGCGCGGTTCTTAGCGGTGACCTATCAAACATAGGCGACGCCATCAGCAACGCATTCACCAACGCGGCGGATCGTATGGCTACGTTTGGCGCAAAGGCAGCCGAGGACTTTACAACGGCAGTCAACACAGAGCTTGAGCGTGAGCCGCTGGAGTTGGTTACAAAGGAAAGCGTAGCCAACGCGTTAAGTACATTGGGCGGCTTGACTAATTTAATACCGTCAGCCATTAGCGGCGGCGGCGGCGGTGCAGGTGCTACGGTAACACCAACACAAACGGAAACCGTGACCGTTCGGGCTGATCTAGAATTCGAAGACATTGAATTTATAGACGATGCAGATCTTGACGAAGAGGATATTGATAAGGTCATTGAACGGACGAACCTGGTAAAGAACCAAATTAACAGCATTGCCGGAAGCATGGCCAACTTCATTGATAGCACATTTAAAAGCATCATAGCAGGAACGGCAACATTTGAGGAAGTCATGCGCGATATAATTAAGCAGATGTTGATCCAACTGGCTTCGCTCATTGCTCAATTCGCCATTCTATCCGTGCTTATGCCCGGCAGTAGTTTAGTAAAGGGCGGACTCGGTAAGTTTATAGGCGGCGGCTTTGGTATTCCACAGATGGCCAGCGGTGGCATTGTCAGCGGGCCGGTCATTGCGCAGGTGGGTGAGTATTCAGGCGCACAGCATAACCCTGAAGTAATTGCGCCGCTGGATAAATTGCAAAGCATGATAGGCGGGCAAAGCGTACAGGTGACCGGCAAGATTTCAGGCCGTGATATACTGCTAACAAGTGAGCGCAATGCAATCGACCGAAACCGAGTAAGGGGATTCTGATGGCTGATCCAATTCGACTATACGCAGAATTTACCGATGACCTGGGCACGGACTACCGGGTGAATATCCATGATGAAGATTTCACCGGCACGGCGGGCACGTTTAAGCTCGGTGCCGATGGCTTCGTATTGACATACACCGGCAACAATGAAGACCGGATGCAGGGCGTTATAGGTAGTGAGTTGACATTTACGCTGACAGAAGAAACCAGCATACATACAACCTTCATGGACCTGCTCACCACGACACCCGAACAACGCTTTTCGGTGAGCGTGTACAAAGATCCGGACGGGGTAAATAGTCCGTATTGGTTTGGGGTATTGTATCCGGAGCAGGTCACACGGCCATACGATTACCAGCCGATCCAGAACACCCTAACAGCAGCCGACGACCTTGGTAATTTGCAATATATTAAGCACGATTCGACAGGCGGCGGAGATGTGCCGACGCTGCTGCTGATATGTTTGAACCGCACACGGGCGACCCACTTGTGGAGTACGGACAACTTTCTTTATTACCTCAATGACTTTAAGGCGGTAGATTACACGGGAAGCAACCAGCTGATTGACACGGGCATTTCAAATTTGTCGCTAGGCAACCCAGACAGCAACGGAGTCAATCAATACTATTCAACCTTTGAGATACTCGAAAGCCTGACCATGGTATTTAACGCGCGGTTATTTCAGAGTGACGGCGTTTGGTGGTTTTTGCCTTTGGGCGCGCAGCAGGCGAGTACTACCCTAACCGTTGAAGGCAAACAAAAAGACGGCACGGATATAACACAGGACAGCTTTAACGCAGCGCGTGCATTTGATTCGACACTGGAGCGGCTACGCGGATACCAGTATAGCGGCCTTGCACCATTAAAAGAGGTTCGACGCACGCGCAAATACAATGGCAACTATCCGCTCATATACGATAACCTTTATACCGAAACCGAATTTGGCAACACGTTAGAGGATACAGATATAGACTACTTGCAGGACACAGAGTTTTTAATCACTGGCACATTCAATTATGAGTATGCTGGCGACGGCGTAGCTACCGGCGACGACCTTGTGGCGCGTGTGATGCTTCGCTTCCTTGTTAAGGTTGGCACGCAGTACCTGCAACGGGATGCACAGTTTACGGAAACGACTTTAGATTTTCAGCTCGGTGCGTTGGATGACGGCGTACTCGAATACACTTCGCACGTTTACAGTACTCCACAATGGACGGCAACGCCCGAATATTATGAAGTCGTTAGCTACGTATTCAACAGGAACGAAGGCGGTGAAATTACCATGCCCATTGTGATCAATACGCCAGCGCTACCAAGTGACCAAACCGGCATGGATTTAACTGTTACCATTGTCGGCATCGATGACGATGGCGCATTCGATAGTAACCTAGTAAGCACTTCGGCAGCAGATTTTAAAATTTCGGTATTGCGTGCTGACCTCCTGGGCAATAATGCGCTAGGCGATGAGGTTGTTTTTACAGCTACCAACAGCGACACGGCCCGCGCCGAAATTGATCAAGGCGTGTGCTTGTTTGGTGACGGTGAAACACAGAACGCTGATGGGGTTATTCGCGTGAACGTGGGCTTCAATGCCGTACCGGTAACCCAATGGCAAAGTTTAAACTACACAGGCACAGGCGTAGGCATTAACCGTTTAGGAGTGCAAGAGATATTAGCAGGCCAGCGGATCAGCACACCGATACAACGCGGCTCAGTATATGGAAGTGATTTAAAGATGTGGCAAGTGCTGGACGACACAGCTGGCGACTTTGCATTATTTCAATTTACATTCACAGCGCGATCCGTTGAAACTGAGCTAGAGGCGTTTCTAGTTGCGCGGGATGCTTCGACCGTTACGACGGCCATAGGCGACGCTATCGACGTGGTTGACCCGATAACCCACAATCCTAGCCTAGGCGTGACAGGTGCAACGGAGGCGCTAAATAGGACGCTGCTGATTGGTGAAGACAGTTACGGCTCGCGCGTGCAGTATAGAACCGCTACCGTGACGAATCGAACAGGCACAACGTACAACGTGCGGCCGATTGATTACATGATCATGAACACATGGACAGGCGGTAACGGTGCAAGCATTATTTATTTGCCGCTGGTTGCAGATAACGAAGGGCGCAGCATTCAGTTCCATAGCGATGGCACAATAGCGGCAAATCAATACGTAAGCCTGCGACCGAATACAGGGGATTCAGGCGTAACTATCGACGGCGCAACGTCCTACGATTTCAATCGTGCTTATGATGGCATTACTATCTTGTGCCATAATTCGAATTGGTATATCATACAGAAAAAGGAAAAGTGATGGAATGGGAATTTGTTGCAATGGTTGCGCCGGTGGTGGCTGGTTTGGTAGGTGTATGGGTGAACCTCAACAGCACGGTGGCACGCCTCAAAAGCCGCGTGATCCAGCTGGAGATTGACAGCAACGAGATAAAGAGCGACATGAAAGAACTGCTGGCATCCGTCCACAAAATCGAGTTAATGCTTGCAAAACTGCAAAAATGATTTGGATTATATTAGCGACGGTATTGGTAAACGCAACGTATAAGGCGCGCGAGTATGGCCGTGCGGACGTTGCTGATATTATAATCTTTGTTGCAGCCTGTTCGATGATATGGAACTGAGGTATTTTAGATACGAAGAATTCGATTGCAAGTGCAAGAAATGCCGCGCTCATTCTGACGGCCTTGGTATTGACGTGATGGATTTGGATTTTTTGTTGATGCTAGACGACGCACGCCACAAAGCGGGCGTGAGCTTTGTTATAACGTCGGGCGTTCGGTGCAGCTCTCACAACCGAGCTGTTGGAGGGAAAAAAAGCAGTTCACATTTAAAAGGCTTGGCGGCTGATATTAGCTGCCCAGATGAACGCACACGGGGTTATATCCTGGGCGCACTTTATGACGCGGGATTCAACCGCATAGGCATAGGCCGCACCTTTATCCATGTGGACGACGATGACGGAAAAACGGAGGACGTAGTTTGGTTATATGATTAACACGATACGCCCGCGAGTCACAGCCCAGCAAAAGAAAGCGCTGGATTTCCTACGCAACAAAGAGCGGCGTATTCTGGTCATTGGTGATCTGCATTGCCCCTTTGAGAAAGAAGGATATTTTGAGTTTTGCCTTGAAACCTACGATAAGTACGCGTGCAATCAAGTAACCTTCATCGGTGACCTCGTCGACTCGCACGCCACCAGCAGGCACGAAACTGATCCGGACGGAGAAAGCGCAAAGACGGAACTGGAGCGTGCAATTGAAGACCTGCAAAAATGGCGGATAGCATTTCCCGTGGCCGATTGCATTATCGGAAATCATGACCGCGTAGTAATGCGCAGGGCGTTCAGTTCATCCATTCCCAGCGTTTGGATTAAGTCATTCAACGAAGTGTTGGGTACGTCTTGGAACTGGACAGAGCGCATAGAGTACGATGGCGTGCAGTACGTGCATGGCGAAGGCGGAACAGCCCGCACAAAGGCAAAGAACGACCTACAAAGCACGGTGCAGGGGCATATACACACACAGGCTTATGTGGAATGGATGGTTGGCAATCGAACTAAGTTATTTGGTATGCAAGTAGGTTGCGGCCTCGACCGCGAAACGTACGCGGCGGCATATGCCAAGCACTATAAAAAGCAGGCAATAGGTTGCGGCGTGGTAATTGGTGGGCATACTGCGATCAATTGCCTAATGCCGCTTTGACCCTTTTGCGTACATTTGAACCATGTTAGAACTTGCAAAAATGTATTGGTCTGAGATTGCACTGGCGATCTTGACAGCAGCGGGCACAGTTACCGCACTTACCGAAACGGAAAAGGACGATAAAATCGTAGACGTATTAAAGCGGATCATTAACGCGATTGTTCTAGGACGTACAAAGCGGCGGAATAAGTCGTAGATTTGTCACGGTTTAGAATTGTGGGATTTATCCCTGTTAAAAAAATGAAGGGGCCTCCAAACGTGGGGGCCTTTTTTTGTGCCCAATAAAAAAGATGCAGAAAGTTGCACAGATGCAGAAAGTTGCATTATATTCGCCTTATGAACAACGAACAAAACACCAACGCCATGACAAACGCACAGGATTTTACAAACATCTACGGAGAGAATATAAGCTTTATCCCATTTTTTCACAACGCTTGCAACGTGTGGAGAGTTTCAAGGAATGTAAACAGCGAGCTTGATGAGGTTTACGAGAATAAAGGATTCAACAGCCTTGAGAGCTGTCAAGCTGCGTGCCAAACGTTATTGAATAGGCAGAAGTAAACCCAATGCCCTGCCTTCGGGCGGGGCTTTATTTTTTTACCATGTGGCGCGAAGGATACGACTACCCAGCAGACGACGAAGACGAAGGCCGCGACTACTACGAAGAGGCCGACGAACAACACGACAAACAACAAGATCAAACCCTAGACCAATGAAAAGACCTATTTGCGTGCGCAGCAGCGTACAAGTAACAGCCCCGCAGTCATTCAACCAGTGGCAGCAAGACCTAGCCGAGGAACGCGAGTTTATTCGCCTGATTGACAAAATGAAGATGCACCTTAAGCAAAACCGAGAACGATGAATATCGAAACAATACAAGTCAGCTCCTGCCGTGGCGCATTCTCTCGCGATACGCGAATGGTTTACCTCATCGAATGGCTCGAACACGTGCGACCGGATGTGATGCTTAACGACTTTAATAAGAAACAACTGCCTGCGATTATGCCGCACGGTGTATTTTACAACCGAAGGCAGGATTCGATCCTAACGCATAGCGGGCTAGTGCAGATTGACATAGACGGCAAGCACCAAAGCGCTGGATTTAATCCGGAGAACGTGGTGCGCGATATGGAAGCCGCGCCGTACGTGGTGGCTGGTGGCATTAGCTGCATGGGCGAAGGCGTTTATATGCTGGTCGCAGTTGACGGCATAAACGAAACCAATCACCGAGAGAAAGCCAGCCGCGTCATGGATCTAATTGAGGAACAATTTAACGTGGTGGTAGATGTGCCCGTGTCAAACAACCTTAGCAGCTTGCGATTCGCATCCGGATATGCGCCATTCATCAATTACGACGTTACACCTTTAACCTTTGAGCAATGAATAACACCGACGAATTAAGGGCGCTATCGGCAAAATACGATATGCATCCGGATCACTTCCACAAAGATCCGCGCGGCTTTGTCATTATGACGCGCCGAGGCGTCGAACACTTACAAGCCAAAATAAAGGCCGAGGTTCGATTTTCTACCGTGCCGGAATACTCAGACTCCAAAGAGGGAAAATACTGCATTAAAGCGTACGCAAAATGCGAAATAGGCAAGGTAGAAACGTATGGCGAGGCGAGCAAAGCAAATAACCGAAATGCGTACCCGATTGCCATGGCGGAAAAACGCGCCTTATCGCGTGCTATTTTGAAGCTCGCAGGTTTTTACACTGCTGGCGTTTACGGCGAAGACGAAATAGACGAATGAACATACTTGAATTATTTGCAGGTAGCAGATCAATTGGCAAAGCGGCAGAGCGCCAAGGTCATGAGGTTTTTAGCACAGACCTGAATGATTTTGATGGCATCGACTACGTTTGTGATGTATTGATGTTTGACCTCAGTTTTGTGCCGTTTAAGCCCAATGTAGTTTGGGCATCTCCACCGTGTACCGGATTCAGTGTTGCGGCTATTGGGCACCATTGGACTGGTGGCGCTGGCGCGTATATTCCAAAGACGGAAACGGCAAAGCTTGGCATACAATTGCTACGTGAAACGCTGCGAATCATACAGGAAATTAATCCAGCCGTTTGGTTTATTGAGAATCCAAGAGGTCTTATGCGTAAAATGCCGGAGTTGCAAGGAATGCAGCGGCATACGGTGACCTACTGCCAATATGGTGATACGCGCATGAAGCCGACAGATATATGGACGAACTCCAAAACTTGGCAACCTCGACCAATGTGCAAAAATGGCGCACCATGCCATGAAGCCGCACCACGCGGATCGCGCACAGGAACACAGGGGTTAAAAAACAACTATGAGCGCAGCAAAATACCGGCAGACCTTTGTAGTGAAATCATCGCAAGCTTATGAAGCTTGACGATTTCTTTGACGATGTGGAGGCTGACCAAGCCGCTCACGTGGAAGACGTCAAAGACTATGCTTTACTGCTGCTCAGCACGTCCACAATGAAGGACGACGACGACGGCCTAGAGGACGAAATAATAGACACCAACCCAACGCCGAACCGCTGGCGTGAGATATTCGAGCGGTTAAAATTAAACCAGTTGCGGGCAATCGACTTGCCGAACTGGTCACAAACACAATTTACAGAATCTTATCAAATCACCTTTAATTTTAGAAAAATGATCCACACAACCGAGGGCGTTATTAAACGAGTTAACAAACCGATGGAGTTCGCAAGTGGTTTTAGAAAATGCGAAATTCATTTGGAAGTCAAAGACGGCCAGTATACCCAAATTGTGCCGCTGGAGTTTCTTAAAGACATGGTTGACGAAGCAATCTCATTGCATCCCGGTCAAAAAATGCAGGTGGAATACAAAATCCAAACACGGGAATGGCAAAAGACGACCGACGAAGATGGCAACCCATTGCCTGAACCCGGACCGCTGAAAATATTTTGCAGCTTCGTAGTGCGCAATTACAGCATTGAAGACGACACAAAAAAGGAAACCCAACAACCTGCACCCGATGGCCAAAACTTCCCATTTTGAGAGGCTTTATTACTGCGTCAAAGTACCGGCATATAACAGCAGCGTAAAATTCGAAAACTATGGCAGCGCAATCAAATACCTCGACGACCTCGAAAGCAAGGGGATTCGCTACCAATTAAAACCTAGCACAATGAACCTAAGAGAGTTTATACGGCAACAGTGGGAAAGTGATCAGCACGCAGCCGACGACCTGGGCGTGAGCCTGCGAACCATTAAAAACTGGATGGCACTGAATCCAACCGGCATATTGAAGCACAGCACGCAGATCGTCGCCATGCAAAAGGTTGAGCCGTTGGAATTATTTGACGCAGTGGCCGAAACAATTGAGCAGATCAATGAAAAGCGCAAACGGTAGTCGAACCGGAATTTGGATACCGATAGAGATTTGGACGCTAGACCTTGCGCCTATGGATCGTATTCTGTTGGCTGAGGTCGCCAGCTTCGCCGAGAATGGCAAAAAGTGCTTCATGACCAACGCCAAACTAGCCGAGGCGCTCGGCATTAGCGAAGACCGCACACGGAAGATAATTTACAGACTGATCCAAAGCGGCCACCTTAATAGGGGGGTGGTTGCTAACGGACAGGGTGGGTACAAACGGACTTTAGGGTGGGCGCAAACGGCCAGGGGGGTGGGTGCAAACAGCCAGGGGGGTGGGCGCAAACGGACACGTACTAATCAACTTACTAAACAAATTACTAAAACACTACTAAACAAGGGGGAAAATTTTTCGATAGTACTTCCATGGCAGACAGAAGCCTTTACAGCCGCATGGTCTGAGTGGCTGGAGTACAAGAAAACAGATCACCGATTTACCTACAAATCGCCCAAAAGTGAGCAAAGGGCACTAATCCAACTCCAAAATGAGTACACCAACGAAAGCGAAGCAATTGAAGCGATCCACAGAAGTATCGCAAACGGATACAAAGGCCTTGTATTTAAACAGCGCGCAGGCGGCAGAACTAACGCCAGCAGAGCGTCAAACCTTAAAACAGACGTCAACCGCGAACAGCTTGCAGAATTTGCAAGAACTGGACGTATCGCGCCTGACAGTGGCGGCGTGCTTTGAGGGCACAAACGTAAAAACCGCCCTAATAGTCAACGAAAGCGCTACACGGGCGGCGCTGGTCGGTATGATCAGCCGCTGCGTGGAATTCATAGACGCAAACAAGACACTGAACGAGCCGGCGCATATTGCAATGACCGTGAACGAGCTTGTACAGCAATTTCCAGCCTTCACTTTGGAAGATTGGCGGCTGTGCCTGTACATGATGGCAAAAGAAAGCTTTGGACCGTACTACGAGCGCCTTAAATTGGCGCAATTCGTGGATTGCTTTACCAAATACGACCAATTGAAGCAGCCAATCATTCAGACGATCCGCGAGAACGAACGCAAAGACGCGGAGCGGATGCAGCAGGAAGCAATGAGGCATTTACGGCCCGAATACGCCACAGAGGTCAATCCAATAGCGTCTAGGGTACACCCAGCCGATTGGATGGCAGGAGAGAACCGCCTAACGTACACAGAGCGGCAGGAGATGGACGAACGACAAAAACAAGCGCAGAAATGACCGATATAGAAAGATTTTGGCTCGACCTGATGGACGCACGCAGGTACGCCATCACAGAAGTATACGGCGCGGAATGCGCGAGCCGTTACAAGCCGCATCCCATGGAACGCGAATACTTCATAAACAACCGCGGCACCTTCTCAGCGCATCCCAGTGTAACAGAACACACAAAAGCCTTTTGGGTGATGTGCGAAACGCATTATACAACCCAGCGCGAGGCGTACCGCACGAAGCTAAGGGCCAACTGGCACATGGTGCAACAGTCAACCGAATACAAAAACCGCAAGCGAGAGCGTGAACTGCTAAAGGATTACATTAGCGACGCAATCAACGGCAATGGCAAAGAAACCGAAACGTAAGAAATCTGAACGTACCAAAATTATAGCACAATGCGATAAGCTATGGAGCAGATACATTCGCGCAAAATATGCAGATGAACAAGGATATGCCGAATGCTACACGTGCAGAAAGCGCAATCACCTCAGCCGATTATGTGCCGGACACTTTGCGAGTCGAAGACACCTGCAAATGTTTGAAGGCCGCCCATTACGTTACCACGAACAGAACACCCGCGTTCAGTGTTTCGGCTGCAATATTGGGCAACATGGACTGCAATGGGTGTTCGGCGACAGGCTGGAGGGAGAGAAAAGAGGCTTACCGCGATCTATTTTTAAAGCTATACAGGGAGCAACAGCAACAACGGCTGAGCTTAAAGGCACGCTCCATGAACTCCAATTACTACAAACAACCACGCCCGATGATTGGTGGATACAGCAAAAGCGAGAGGATGGAGATAGCCGCACAGCTCAGAGCGTACGCAGATGAGAGGCGTGACCTATACGGCAGCAGGTGGATTAACGTGGTTGCGGATGACGTGCTTGGACTCATTGAACACATTGCCTAATGCCTACGATACCACGCAAGCAGACGCCCGATCCGAGGCGCAAAGGAAGGAAGCGCGACAGGCCACAGGATCACAGGTACTGGACAAATCTTTGGCGTAAGAGCCGGCTGGCCTTTCTTAAGAACAACCCTGAGTGTACAGGATGCGGCGGGCCTGCTAACGTGGTGGATCACGTTATTCCAGTACGTCAAGGGGCCGAGTTCTTTGATGTAAGCAACTGGCAGAGTCTCTGCACACCCTGCCACGCAAGCAAATCAGGGCGCGAGGCCCACGGGGGGTAGCCCCCTGCAAAAACCTCAGCAAAAAGCGCCTGCATCGCCGTAGTATCCATGGCGAAATATTTCATTTTTTTCTTTGGGTTTTGGCGCTACCTTTGAGCATGGACGTACTGACAAAGACGCAAAAGCTTGAATACAAGCGCATAAAAAACGCACTGCGCAGCGCTCGACACATTGGCGA